TGTTTTTCCTGCCGAAATAATATGTGTTGTATCTGAACCATCTGCTGAAAATGTCTTATCAGTTGTTGGTGTTTTTTGTTTTACATATAAAATACCATTCATAGCAGTATGAGAACTACAAACGTAATAAACTGTTATTCCGTCACTTGGCACTTCGTAATATAAAACACCACGTACTTTTCCTTGAGCACTTAATCCTGTTGTAACTGTTCCGTCTGTATCTACGTGAGTTAACCCTGCTGTAATTCTATTACCTGATACATACGCACCAGCTGAAGTTTGTATTACAAAAGGATGACTATTGTTTAATGAAGTTAAATCAAATGCAATTGTTTGACCTTGTCTTGTGTATAAATTAGGATTAGCTGTTGTGCTATAATGTGAAGGAAATTTATAAGAAGATGAGCCATTATATGATACATCTAATCTAAGTGTTGCGTCTTCATATCTTGCAGCTGCAACTCCTGATTCGGCAGCTGACTCAAATCTTGTTGTTGACGCATTCCATTTTAATACATGTCCATCAGCAATACCTGTAATAATTACATTTGAGATATCCTGAATTGTATTGTTTTCTGAGAATAATTTAATCCATGCACCTGATTCTGAATAGAACGCTTCCGAACTATCCGTTTTAGTTGCAAACATACCTGTGTATGTTGTTGCGTCTGGTAAAGCAGCTGTATTCGCAAAGTTAGCTTTGAATTTTGAACCTGCACCTGTTAAGTCTAAAGCGGCTGTTCCAGTTAAAGTAGTATTAATAACTGGTGATGTTAATGTTTTATTTGTAAGTGTGTCTGTAGTTGCTCTACCTACAACTGACTCATCTGAGATTGCTGTATTTAATTCTGCTAATGTACCTGTTAAAGTATTATCTGTTAAATCAATTGTTTTATTTGTTAATGTCTCAGAACCAGAAGTTGTTGAGAAACTACCATCTGATACTGCTGTGTTAAACTCATTCGCCGTACCTGTTATGGTATTGTTTGCAAAATTAATTGTCTTATTAGTTAGTGTGTCTGTAGAAGTTTCAGTAACAACTGCACCGTCTGTAGTTAACGTTAATACGTTTGAACCACTTAAAACTGCGTTAATGCCTGAACCACCAAGAATTTCTAGTGTACCACCTAAATCTATAGTTTTAATTGTAGACGTACTATCCTTAATAGATAATGCACTATTAGCTAAAGAGGAATTAGGTATGTTGGTTACAGTGTTATCTGCACCCGAAATTGTTTTGTTTGTTACGGTCTGTGTAGCACTTGTGGTAAGAAAAGTACCAGACGAGAAGTTGGTGCCGTCACCTAAAGTTGTGTACAATTCGTTAATTAAATTATTAACTTTTGTTGCACCTGCTCTTAGGTTATCACCAGTTCCGTCATTCGCTGTTGAACCGATACCTATTAATTGTTTAGCCATTTATTTCCCTCTTTGTACTATTTATACTTGTTTTAAACAGTTGTGTCATCAAATGTTCTATTTGTTTGAGCAAAGTTAGTTACTGTATTATCAAATGAGTCTTTACTGAATGCCGTTATAGACGGAAACGCAAAATTCATCTTAACTTGTTTACCTTGTTCATCACTAGTCATTAAAAAAGCGGCGTCCTGACCATCTAGTGATGATTTTGTGCCAAATACCTTTAATTCATTAAATGTTCTAAAAGTATTACCACTTCCAACTACACCTGCACCATATAATCTATTTGCGTAAATATTAAGTGAACTATATCTTGGTCCGGCATATGCCCAACCTTGTGAAATTACTACGCCATTAATTGGTTCTCTTTTACTTGACCTAATATCTAAATGAATACCAGCTCTAGTTAGTGTTACGTCTCTAGTGTTGGCACTAAAGTGTTCGCCTGTTTCTGCGTTATTATCAATAGAACCTGCCATGTAAGCATTGTTTCTTAATGAAGTACCATCATCTACTGTTCCTAATCTTCTACCGAATATAGTAGAGAATAGAACGTTTGCAATAGAGAAGAACGGGTCATCAACTGCACCTGAAACAGCACCTGTGATTGGTGTTGAAATTCTTGCGTCAATTCTACTAGCTAACTGTACTTCTCCTGTAAAGTAAAAACCAGAAGTATGCATTGTCTTTTTGAAACTATCTCGCCATTCACTAATAGAACGACCAACTTTTAATACATATGAAAAATCTTGGTAGTATAAACTGTCTTGTACTTTTATTGTAGTCTCTGATAATTCGCCGTCTTCATTTAAGAAACGACCATCTGTATCAGAAACAGACACAACGTTAATTGTTGCACTTGAAACATCTAATTTTTTAATAATTATAGTACCACCCGATACAGCAGTTATTGTTTCATCAACTACAAACGTTCCTGATACTCCTGATAGTCTTACTAGTCCTTTATTAGAATCATAATCTGCAACTTTGCCGGTTGCACCACTAGTGCCACCAGTTACAACTTCATTAGTTAGAAATGAACCTGAATTTGATACACCAATTATATTGTTATAAAATACTAAAGTTGGTGGACTAGGAGCAAGTTGGTAATTTAAACCTAATTCAACTGTTTTAATTTTAACAATTCTACCAATTTTAGAACCGTATAATCTTACTGTACCATTTAATCCTGTTGTGCCATTAACTGTAGCTGTTGGTATTTTTAAATATCCACCACCTTTACTTGTAAGGAATGCTTTTGTTATTTGACCAATATCTGTTCCAGATTCTTGCATAATAGAACTTCCACTATAAGCGTCACCTCTATTTGTTTCATCTTCCATAATTAGTGTATCACTATCTTCTGATATAATATCACCATTTACGTTACTAATAAAACCTGCAACACCTGAACCTGTTGTACCTGTGTTATCAAATACTAAATCGTCTTTAACATTATAATCTCTACCTGGATTATTAATGATAACTTCTTCAACAACACCTGGACCAACTTCTTCAACTTGGAAAAGACCACCTGAACCGCCACCAATAACCGATATTGTGTCTGCTGTAGTATTCAAAGAGCCGTCATTAGTAACTATTTTAGTACCAGGAATACCTGTAATGGTTGCCTTAATAAAGTAGTCATCAACGTCTGAAGCAGTACCTTGTATTTCTTCACCTATTTGAAATGTACCTATAATACTTTCTGAGTTTAAAGTAAATTCTGTTACTGTGTTAACACCAATCTGGAAGATAGCAAGGTTTTCAATAATAGCCGTTGCCTTAGAAGTAAAACCTGTAATTGTTCTACCAATTAAATCTGTACCTTGACCAACAGTAACTTGAACTCTCATTACCTTTTTAGAATCCCAAATACCATCGGATACTCTTAAAATTTGTTCTCTAGGATAAATCGTTTCGGCAGTTGAATTAAATAGTAGCCTGAAAAATGTTTCGTGTCCTCTTGTAGTACCTTTGGCACGATACATTGATTTGATGTTTTTAATAATATTTCTTTTATTAACATCTGCGTCAATGGTTTCTGGCATTGTTGTTAAGAATTCATCTCTAAATGAATTTAAATAGTTTGTAATTGCACCATCGGGGTCTCTAAACTTTAACAAGTCCATAATGTTATTAACCGGACTTGGTCTGTTTGTATTTACAATTGCATTTGCATTGGAAGTTTGACCAACTAGAATTTCATCTTTAACAAACATGTTTTGAGATGATATGAATAATCTATTACTTTTTAAATCTTCTGCAAAGACTGTAGCTGTAGCAAGTGAGGTCATACCCTTGACAACTTCGCCACGTTCAAATTTACCGTAAGGACTTTCTTCTAAAAGGATTTTATCTTCTGTATCTAATAATGTTCGTGTTGAACCAATACCAGAAGAGTTAAGAACAATGTTATTAGTTTGGCCGGTCTCTGTTTCAATCAACATACCGTCTGTCGATTGAATACTTGTAACACCTAACTCGGAAGACTCTAAAAGTTGATAATAGACCTTTAGAAAGTCAGCGAATTTCGGGTGGTCAGCAACAACGAATTCAGGTAATTGTGAATTAAGTATTGTTGAGATTTTATCATTAAATTTTGCCATTTAACTTTGCTTCTCTTTAGTAACTACTTGTTGTGTTATATCCAACACCTGCTTCAGCAGAACCACCAACAAAGGTGTCAGGTTCAACCGTAACAGATAATACGTTAGTATCAATCTCGATAATCTGGTCTCTAACAGGAACAATGTCTCTTGAATCTGGTGTTACTGTAATTTCTATTTTAGTAGAAGCTGCACCACGTATATTTGAGATTGAAGTAATATTTAAAGAGTTTAATGTAATTTGACCTGTTGTGTAATTTATTACGCCTTGTGTTGATGTGTCATATGTCTTAATACCTGAAACTAGGTAATAACGTCTAACATTACCGTTACCATCATCATCTAAAAACTGTTCACTTGTATTTCCATCAACTTTAAATCCTGTAGATGATAAAATACCACCGGCAATACTATTATGTCCTGCATGAGGATTGTATAATCCATTTCTAAAGTAAATATCATATTTTGTAGATGAACTTAAAGTTGGTGTAAAATTCTTTCTCATTTTCACATTTGTTGAGTTTGATAAAATTGAATTATCTGTATCATCAATTAATTTTGATAATTTAGAAAATCTAAAGACACCATCAAACTTTTGAAGTGTATCTGTATTGTATTTTGTAATATCTTCTATAATCTCTGTTTTTAAAGTAGAAGATGTCTTAGAAGTATTTTTTGAATCGTATTTAACAACAGAAGTCAATAATAGAGAAGTGGTTTCTGGATCCACAATCTCTGGTCTAACTGAAGCAACGTTATAAGGTTTTAAAAGATTTACAATGTCTAGTTTCGTTTGATTGGTTAATGTAGAACCTGAAGCTGCTTTAATAGCAATCTTGACAACACCATAAACAGGAGTTTCATCATCTTCGCCACCCCAAGCACTAACTGATAATGCATTAGGATAAATTGACTTAACAATTGTCTCATAGTCAGAAGTTGTTACTGCTCTATCTTGAGCTGCATAATGTAAAGGTGCATTAAACTTAATTGACTCTTTTGTTTCTGCGTCAGCGCCACCTTGTGAAACTGAGTTAGTTGTAATAGATACATCTGTGAAACCACCGATATTACCTTGTAAAGAAAACTTTGAAGCTCCATTTGAAACCGTTTTATTAGTTACAATATATTCCATGATAATAATATTACCATCTAAAACTTTTTTACCTGTAACACCGTCACCAAAATAAATTTGATATCTCTCTTCATCACCTTCTTGTATAAAGAAAACTTTTGATTGAGCGTTTACTGAATTATAACCACCAGCTAACTGATAAGTTAAAACTGTAGAATCTTGTGCTGAATTTTGTATTGTAACTTTTAAAGTTGATGTATCTGCATTGGCACTTGGAATAATAAATTTCTGGTCAACATCTGTACTGTCAACTACATATTTAAATGTAACTAAAGTACCTTCATATAAAGTTATGTTTGAAAAGTTGTAAACACCATCTACAGGAGTAATTGTAATATCTTCGTTGTTTAAATATTGATAACTTTGTCCTGATAAACTTGTAGTAAAGACTGTACCTTTGTTCATAGTGATACTTGAACCGGTTGCATTATTAATTTTTATATTAAGATTTGATTTTGGCGCTCTTGGACTTGCCGGAGTATATCCTAACATTTTTGCTAACGATACAATGTTCTTTCTAATATCTGCACTATCTAAGTACAACTCATTAGTTGACATACTAGCAATGTAAGAAAGGTAATGTGTGTTGTAAGATAATACGTCTAGTAATACTGAAAGGCCTGAGCCTTCAAAATCGTAATCTTGGAATTCTGTTTGACTTTGTAAGAATGTTTTTAGATTAACTTTTATCTGGTCAAAATCTAAATCTGATATTTTGAGTTTATTATTAGCCATTTGTTATCTTAACCTTTGTAAAAATGTTGATACTGTTTGTGGACCTGGAATACCCACAATATAAAAGTAGATATCAACAACTAGTCTGTTATTATCTTGGTCGTCATCAAGCCTAATACTATTTAAAGTAATTCTTGGTTCGTAGTTTGCCAACACTTCAGCAATCTTCCGTTTGATGAATACACCTGTTATAGGAGTAAAATTCTCAAACAACAATTCTCTAACACCACAACCTAATTCAGGATGAAAAGGTCTCTCATAAAAGTTAGTCTGTATTAAATTCTTTACAGACCTCTTAATAGCAA